TGTGCTAAATTATTGTAGTGATTACGAATAATACCCAACGATAACTCATTTATGTTCTCATTAAATACGTTATTAGACAGGTTGGTTGGAATTTTGAAATACCCAACAGCACTTATTTGATCTGATATAATAGTTAATTCGATAGATGTGCCAATGGCATATTCATCATTGAATGTGATGAAAGTATTTTCATCTGTTGTCGCTATATTGAACATTTCAGGAATTAAGAATTTATTATCTACTATCACTTTTATTGCAGGTATAGCCAACCCTGTTTTAGGTAAAACATCTAAGATCAATGACACTCCGTCATATTCAAATGTTAACACCTGCGGTATCAACGATGCTTCTGCACTTTTTACCCAGCCTATTTCTTTATTGTAATCAACTCGTGATGTGTATTGGCGAACAAAGCCGTCACTCAATGATTGCTCTACACCACGCCCGTCAATTACATGAACGAATGTGTCTGAATATAAATTATTCTCAAATACAATGTCGCCTAAGTTGTTGATTGTTAAATAAGTTAACGGAAAATCTAATATTATGTCTTTTGCCCCGGTTCCTTCTTTGAAGCTGAATAACTTAGACCCGGCAAATGTCGATGCTGGATAAATTTCAATATTAGACAAGCTGAACTCATCTTTGTCGTATACTTCAAATAATGGTGGTTGGTTTTCTTTTGTTTTTTGTTGTGATTGTATCCATATATTGTCTTTGAATGAATATGTGATGCCTGTATTCACTAAACCGTTCAACACAAGAACAATTTCATTATCAAGTACTTCTGAATCCACTTGCAGGTTTATTATTTCATGACCGTCGCCGTTTAAGTCATCATAACTTACAATATAAATCTTGTTTCGTACTGCTATCTCATTATCGTTTGCAAAAACAACCCTAGAGCCTTCTTCCAATTGATATCCATCAATATTTGATATTGGTGATAATGGAGTACTGCCGTGAAGTGTAGATAATGCATCAGTTAATGATGTATCTATTACATCAATAGGTTGTTTGCTTACTGTTCCACTATTAAATAAGCGGATATCTGGTTTAAATTCAATAATAGGGCGTTTGGCTCTAAAATCGTTATTCAAATCAGGTTCAGTGCCATTATATTCAGCTGATGCGATAATTACATCAATGTGGCACCATCTATTTGTACGAGTCCAAGGGTTTAAATCCTGTGATGCTTTGTTGATAGTGATATATTCAATTCCAATAGGAGAATTAGCACTGCCATTCCACCCATCCATATCCCATCCTATCATATCCCAGTGTTCTATCTTAATTCTTACATATCGCTCAGGTGTTATGAAGTTTTCAACAGGTAACAGTTGAATTGATTTACCAACTCCTTCAATATAGTACTCATTTCCTGTGTATTCTGCAGGTGACACGTTTCCTATGAACTTTACCTTCATTCCATTGGATAACTTAACACCATTCAAACTTGTGTAGGTATTGTTGCCTATAATCTCATCTATATGTACTGTTTCATCATCTTCAGGGTCAATAATATTAATAATACCAAACATATCCGGATTAGATGAATCTTGATAATATAAACGATCAAGTGCAGCTGATAAAACTGGAATACTTTGAAAATATCCAGAAGCATCTTTGTAAAATGTATAATCACTATATAAAGTGCCATATTGAATTGCAAACTTATCATTTATTTGCACTAATTGATGAGGTGAAAGACGTGCTATCGGGTTCTCGCCATTTATATCATATTCTAATTCAATTCTAAAAATATTATAACGATCTGCTACTGGCAAGGTTCCCCAACCATCATTTGTTTGGTTTAAGAATACTATTGTTTTTAAATGTAAGTTCTCTAATTCAAAGTCAATATCAGATACATATTGATCTGCAAAATCTGTATAATATGCATCTGTTGCTATATCTACATTACCTATATTTGGCATTTCAAAATAAAAGTCTTGAACATCAGATTCCGGTACATTAAATACAATTTCACCTGCTTCTTCGCTGTTATTTGATACTCCTAGAACATCGTCGCTTGGTTTGTTAGGTGTCCAAGGTAAAATACTTGGTATTCCTGGTTGAGTCTGAATACTTAAATCATATCCCAACTGATCTACCAAAAACTTATACGAACCGCCGCGCACCAATGTCAATGTAGGGTTGGAATCAATTATACCAGTCACCCCGTACGAACTATTTCCGGCGTCACGTGTAAATATGAAAATATTACTATCACTTATGTCGCTGGTTCCTATATCGACAGCAGGAGGGCCAGACGGTAACCAATAATATTGACTGTAATTTGCAAACTTGTCGAAATCAATTAATGGATACCAGCTGTACATATCACCTGCAAATAATCTATTATGATCGTCCGTTATCGAACCCTTGACACTAAGTCCATCTATAAGTCCTGGATATGTCAATGCATCTTTTGGCTTATTGTTCTCACGAAAGACTACACCGGGCTCTAATTGATATTGAGCTCTATCTAATGATGGCTCAATTAAATAAGTATCATTAACTGATACATTCGGGCCAGTTCTACTCCCCACGTATCCTTGTGTTCTTTTAAGTTCAGGTTCTTGAATTAATTGATCAAGTGTTGAAGCTAAGAACTTCTTATTCGTTGGTGTTTGAAATACCTCTGGTAAAAAGTTAACACTCTTGAATTTATCCGCCATTATCGTACCCCGTTATAAATTTTGTTTGCTGTTAAAGCATCTATTATCTGTACATCATCTACTGTTGCTGAACTTATGAAAATCTCATTTGCTTGTGATCGTATCTCATACAATTCGCCAAAGTTCTTAGTTGGATCTTTAGGAACAATCACTGCCGATGCCAAAACGTCACCTAATTTGCTATGCAAATATGCAGAAAGTTCTGAGAAATAAAATGTATCTCCAAAATCCCATATTGTTATATCAAAATATTCGTTTATAGTGTATATAACTTTACTTTTTATATCACTATCACTTGTATTTGTATTAGTCAATTTAACTACTTTTATATATGCTTGCATAGCAGTGTCTGATTTATTACCAAACAATGGCTTAAATTTGACACTGTTTAAAATAACATTATCACTCGTCATTTTAAAATCTTGAATTCTTTCGTATTCAATAAACAATTCATCCATTGTCGGAATTGCAGGCTCTGTTATAGTAGACGTTGTGTCTTGGATATATTTTACAAATTCTGTATAATATGCATTAGTAACAACAAATACATCAATGATATTTGATATACCTGGGTTAATTCTTCTACTTTCAGGAGCATGATGTTTGTATTGGAAATACACGTCACGTCTTCCTAATTCTACTTTCATATCTGTTCGCTCTACTAGAATTCTTGATAAACCATCTATCTCTAATTCAAAGAATATGTTATCACTATAAGCGTAAAATACTGTACCTGTTGAATATTCAGGTGTAACAATTAATATAGAAGATTCTGTCGGGTATTCATCATTCACATCGCCCGTTGCTAATGGTAGATAACGCTCCAAATTATCAAAATCTGTTGTTAGCTCAAAATAAACACGCTTATTGTTTACATTCACATCACTGTTTACAAACGTTTTAAAGAAATCAGGATCATCAAGAACACCATCGTTGTCAAAATCTGTGTAACTTACTTCGACGTTGAAATCATTTACATAACCATCTGATTCAACTGTTTGATCAATAATATCTAAACTTATATCACTATCTAACGCTTCATGTGAATCTGGTTTTGAATTTGTTTTTAAAATTTTAATATAATCATTTACATTTTTACCACGCAACTGGTCATATATTTTTCCATTATTATCATAGAAGAATCTTGTTTCCATTACTGATGCAAAATAATAATTAAGACTTCTGCTTACCACACTATAACTAGAACCTGATGATGTAAACTTAATCACCCAGCTTGCATCTAATTCATAATTGGTGTTATCTTCTGCATTATCTAAACTAAAATCACTGCCACTATCTAAATTTGTATAGCGTATCATATACCATCTGTTTTCTGTGTTGTCAAATCCTAATCCGAAATCTCTGTATAAACTAATTTCATCAACCATCTCCTGTTCTAATGATAATGGTAGATCTGTTGAAAATGAACTGATCACTGATGTTGGTATAGCACCTGTTGGTACAAAATTATTTACAGTTACAGGTCCTGTGTTATTTTCTAATTGTCCCGCACCAAAATTTGTTCCATCTAAATAAACATCACTTATCTGTGCCCATATAGACATCTTATCATCTGATTTTACAGGAATACCTTGAACAATTTTATTTGTTGAAGTAAAATGTGTGCCAGGTGGCGGAATAAACTTTACAAGAGCTCCGGCAACTAATGCCTCTCTGCTATCATTTGTGTATGGCCCAAGTGTCATCGGCATTTCTGTAGAATTTACAAAATAACCTGTGGATTTATTCGTAAACGTTGAGCTTCTAATCCAAGACATTTCAAGATCTACTGAAATTGATACTCTAGGAAACGCATCATAATAGAAGTGTGTGGTAGCATTATTGCTAATCATAGGTTCTACTTGATTTGTAATTACTGACTGGATATCATTTTTATCATAAAATGTGAAGCCAAATGAACGTTCTTCTGTATTCTGATATAAAATACCATCAGAGCCATATGTGTTGATGCTTGAGAATTTACCAGTAGGATCAACTAAATCCAAGTATCTACTTGTTCCAACACTTGAACGATTTATTGCCTTACTTTTAATAATGCTGTTATAATAAGCGAATGGAAAGTTTGTACAATCTTCGCCGTTTACCATTCTATTCTGTGTATAATATCTAGCAGGTGCTCTGCGTTTTATATCAACTAATGATTCTTTATTTTTGGAATTATGAACTGGCTCATTTAATCGTAAAGCAAACGTAGCAGTTTCTTTTCTTCCCTTCTTACTGATGTATTCAATTGATATTTCAATACCACCCATTTCACTAGGTTCAATGACATATTCTAAGCCATTGCTACTTCTAGCGTATGTTCTAAAATCACCAACTGGAATTGTGCTAAACACATCATCACCGAAGTTCAATGTAATCTGATCATTTACTTGACTGGTTACACTATAGAATTTTCTATTTTCTATCTCTATTTGTGTTGGTTGTGTTGAATATATATTTTCTACTTTTGTCCATAAAGATTCAGAACCATCATTAATTTTGTAAACCCATATATCATCATTATTAACACCAGGGATCGTAACGTCTATATTTCTATTTGCAATTCTATCACTTAATGTGAAGTCTTGAGAATTTAATGTACCTTGCTTGAAACAAAAGAAGAAGCCTGTGTTTGGTCCTTCGAAACCTAAATTGTCATTTCTATATAAAATATTCATTTGTCCACTCGTTGCAGGAGCAGGTTCATAAATATGGTCACTCCCTTGAGATGAACCATTTGTAACTTCAAAATCCATATTAATGTTATTCACATTTGTTGCAAACGATATAACAGGTAAATATCCATCTACTGCATTTATTTCGTACTCGTCAGTTTTGACACCAATGATGTCATTCGAGTGTCCTGGATTTCCTATTTTTTGGCTATTGATTAAAATTGCATTCAATATTGTTGTAAATTGTTCCTGCCAATCTGGATTAGTTTTATCGTTCCAATTTATTATTCGTCCACCTAAGTTATTCTGATTATAATCAATAATATTTTCAGTAGTTGAAATTGTTCTTACTTGCAGATAACCACTGGCATTTTCATTTCGTTTAGCTGTATATCCAACTAAATTTGCCAATTGTGTGACGCTATCACGTCGTTCCGCTGTATCTAAGAAGTTTTCACGTGAGTTCAGATCATTTCTAAACGACAATGATTGTCCCATGAAAGCCATTAAGTCAAGAAGAGCTATGAATTCAGAACTTTCTGTGAAATCATTGAAACTTTCAGGATGATGTTGTTGAAGATAATCTACAAATGTTTTACGCATTGTTTCAAAGTTAAAGTTTTGAAACTCTGCTTCATTGTATGTATTATATATATTTTTCCAATCTTCTATACCAAATAATGCTGTCTTTCGTGATGTGTTTGCCATAATAAACCTCTGTTTAAGTTTATTTATCCTCGAAAAACACCGTGGTTTTTGTTGTTTAAACCATGATCACGTCTGCAATTTGCTGATCAAATACAAGTGCAAAATTCTCTACAGTTTGGTTTGTTAGTATCTCGATAGCAATTTCAATTAATACAGTATTTTGATTAAATGATATATCCACATTATGAAGCTTTACTCGTGTGTCTTCGTCTATTACACGTCTTACTTCAGCATCTATAGCATCTCTAACTTGGTCACTCATTGGCTCAAATATGAAATTCCACATTGTAGTTCCTATCTCAGGACGACCAGGTAATGTTCCTGCACGAATTGAAAATGCATTTAAAATGTCACGTTTTATTAGACTGAAATCAGTTAATGTAAACTTTTTTTGTTGACCTATTGTATTGAAACCTATAAATGTAGCTGTCATCCTAAATTACTCCCTATTGACGCTTTGACTTTATCACTGTATCTTTCTGATGGTGGAACTTTTGAATCTGCAATTAGATCATTCGTTGATTTATCTAATGTTTGGCGCATTGTGTTATCCACTGCATCTCCTATTGCCTGTCCTGCTTCTTTGACATTTGACGATAATGATTCAAATAGATTTTTATTTTTAGCAACCATATTTGATGCAAACTGAGCAGACTTTGCCGCTGTATCCATTGCATTGCCTAATTCTGAATTTGCTAATTTTCCTGTTGCCCATTCTGCAACGTCTTGGGTTGACCCTAGCATTGCGGCTCCCATAACACTAGCTGTTTCAAAAGCTGTTTCAGCACCTGATATGACTCCTGTTTCTGCTAATTCTGCCATAGTTGAAGCAATACCTGCTGATGCTAATGTAGATTGTAAAGCTTTACTATCCAATATAGCATCAAGCGATCCGGCTCCGAACGCACCTGTAAACAATGATGGATCTGATAACTTATCAGCTATAGCACTTGTAGTCATGTTCGCCATGTTTATCATATTAGGTTTTATTACACTTATTTTTTCCAACATATCAGATTGTAACCCGTACATTCCTAAGCCACCGTCCGTTACTGAATCTAACGCTTGATCTAAGTTTGAAG